ATTTTTTTTGATGTAAGTATCAACTTCGCTCATTTCATGCTCCTTTCATATTTGTTTTTATGAATTTTTTTACCTTTGATTTCTTCTTTCTCTTTTGAGTTTTGAATGGAGATTTCTTTCCGGTAAAATGCGTAAAATTATTTGCTCCCATTATTTATCACCTATTGTATTTCCTTTCCCCTCTACCTATAATGCTTTTACAGGCACCGACATGCCGAGTATAACGAAAGGGGAATTATATGGTTGAAACAATCACTCGACTGTATCACTGCCACAAGATTCACAAGCATGTGACTGTTTATGAAGAGTATGAGGTTTCTGGTAACAGTCGCCGCCTACTGCGGTGCTCATGTCCACATCATCAATACACGGAAATGAAGCCGCACTGTGATGGGTATAATGACCATGGTTTTCAATGCGGTTATGCAAAAAATCAATAACCAGGCTTACTAACTCATCCGGTCGCTCACTTGGCGATAGGTAACAGTAAAGCCGTAGGTCACATTTGCAACAGTCTCCACCAGATTCTTTGCAGTGCTGGCTGACGGCTTTATTAAATTGTAATGCGTCCATTTATGCTCCTTTCTACTCAATACACATTTGAGCATTGCAGTCCCTGATGCACATTACTGTATTTGTACATGGATGCCAGTTCTTAACATATTCCATAGCTTCTTCAAATCTCAGCTTAGGGATGTTATTACGGGCATTTACTGCGAAGTAAGTCTTTATATCCCTGTTGCATTCAGCAAATACTTTCTTGCCAATTTCCTTGTAAGCATTTGACTCTTTCCCACCAAGGTGAGCAATTACGACACTTGACACTAAGTCTCTAATAGATTCCTGCTGTGCGTAGTCAATAGTCATGGTATTTTCAAGTCTGTTAAGCCGCTCTTCGTGATCTAAGAATCCTGTCGCAATAACCTGTATCTGTTCAACTGTCGTCAGTGGCTTCTGGTATGAGCCTGTCTTTCTGATTGTCGGAAGAACTTCATCCATAACCCATGATTCGAATTTCTCTGCCGATGGAAGTTTCGACTTCATAATCAAGCGGTACAAATCTCCCTCATTTATGTATGACATTGACTGAATGCCACTAGATGTAGGGGTGTCGCGTTTCACGACTCCCTTGCAATGCCTTGATACGGCATCTCTGGGATTGTTATATCCAAGAGCTTTCGCAACATCTGTTCCAACAAAATACGGTTTCCCGTCAATTTCTATTGTTCGAATTTCTCCGAACTCCCCTGAATTAAAAATCTGTAATTCGTTCATGTTTCTCCTTTCTAATTTGAATTAACTACTTCTTTCTTATCTGATTTTTTCTCCAGATTATTCTCGGAAAAGCTTTCCGTCTTACCGAGAATATATCCTTTGTCAAATTCTGACATATTAGGAATCGCTTCTTTCAGCTTTTCAATGATTCTTTTTTCTTTTTCAGACATATACTCACCTCTTTTCTTGTGATATACTCCCAGTAGATGGGAGGTGATTAAAATAAATCAAATTATTTCAATTTTAAAATCGGCTAAAGGAATCATTACGTTTGAAAATGTTTCTTTTATCCTTGGGTTAATAGGGTCTGCTGGAACTGCTTGGCAATTATTTCAATCACGGCGTAATCTTCATTTAAGCTTGCCTTATTTTGGATATAGCCCAGAAAAACAACTGGCTTTGGCTTATATCCAGTTTGACAATCTCTCAAATTCCGTAATATCAATTACAGATGTATCCATTGTTATTAACGGAATTACATATCCATGCAATAAGTTACCAACTATCGTTGCTTCTTCAGACCGGAAAATCGGTGGAAAAACCGTTTCTTCCGACAGCTTGTACAATATGTCTCTTCCGGTTTGTTTGTCTGGATATGGTGGAAGCAGCGGCTACTTTGCGTTTCAGATTCCATTAGAATCTGTTCCACCTGACTCCACACGCCGGACATTTTTAATTTCGACCAGTCGTGGCTCGTCATTTCGAGTTGAACTGAAACCTGACCGAGAATATTTTCACTGACGGTGCAGTCTAACATTTTTCTTCACCTCCTTTGTTGTACTTTGTACACTCTTAATATAATACTATGTACAACTTTTGTCAAGCACTATTTTTGTACATTGTACAATTTTTAATATTTACTTTTTTAATTATGTGGTGTATAATCTTATTTGAAAGGAGGTGTACGAATTGAAAAACAGAATAAAGCAAATAAGAAATTCTAATCCTAATTGGAAGAGTCAAGATTTATTTGCAAGCTTTTTGGGAATACCAAAGGCAAATTTATCCAGTTATGAAACCGGAAGAAGAACTCCTACAGACGCAGTAATTCAATTAATCTGTGAGAAATGTTCTGTAAACGAAGAATGGCTAAGAAATGGAACTGGAGAAATGTTCCAACCAGAGAACAAAAACGATGAGATTTCTAAGCTGTTCGGAAATGTTCTGAAGTCTAGCGACAATGATTTCAAATACCGTCTCATCAATGCTCTAGCAAAGCTGGATGATTCCGGATGGGATAACTTGGAAAAACTCCTAGACACGATTTACGAAAAGAAATAAGAAAATAGCCAAGGGCAATGCGCAAACCCTTGGCTTTTCTTTTTAACCGATTAATGTTTTTATGAAAATGTATATTGACCTCAGCCAACATCTGTTTTCTATCTTTTGTATCATTTCAATAATCTCTTTCTTATAATCCATAATAACCCTCCCTGTCACAACTACCGCCTACATTACAGTATATGTCCGGCTGTGGGAAATAGAACCGAACATTAGTTCGTTTTTGCTATTATACCACCTATTCCAACTCTTGGCAACTGCCAATGATATATGCGAGCTTTCGTTATTTCATACACGAACTTTGCAATCTCAAAGAAAATTATGCTTTCACAGAAGAAAAATGCGAGATCACAAACTTTTCCACTGCCACCGTCTGTATGCAGATACTTCTGAACAGAATGGCCCTGATATACCGTATACGAATGAACTATCTGCATATCTTTCTGATTATTATTAGAAATTATCTTTTGTGGGGTATGTACAAGACTAAATACCTTATAGATCAGCAAGAGAAGTACAAAGCACTTAAAACATTTCTTTTTCATCTAAATCACTCTATTTCATTCTAAATCTTTACAATATGCTCTTAAAATGATAAAATAAAAATACCACGAATAACCGTACTTTACATAATATTGCAAAATCAGCGGTACAAAATACATAATCCGCATAAAAAGTGCGAAGTGTGGCGAAAACATATCAGGAGGGTGTTTATCATGAATGAAAAGAAAAAATATTGTAAGCACTGCGGAGAACTTATTGACGACGACTGTGTAGTGTGTCCTAAGTGTGGAAAGCAAGTAGAACAATTAGCTTCCAATAACAGAGATATTATCATTAACAATTCTGCATCTTCCTCTGCGTCCTCAGCAGCAAGTTCGGGTACACCGTATATAAAACGGAAAATGCCATGGTATCTAAGCTGGTTTTGGATTTTAATATTGGGTGCTTGTTCTGGCGGAATATATTGGATTGTTGGAATTATAATGAGATCAAATTGGAAATCACATAATTAAATAAAAAAACCGCCCCGGCATTGGCGTACCGGGACGGCGTTTATACATCTCCGGAGAGATGCTATATTCTGGCAAGACATATTGTATCATCTTCGGAGCAGTCGAACAAGACAGAAAATTTGTTCGGCTGTTATTTTTATACCTAAAAACAGCTATAAGAAAAGAGGAATAAAAATGGCGAAGAAAAGAAAGAAATATCCAAAGTTGCCAAATAACTTCGGCTCTATCCGGTATCTTGGCAAGAACCGGAGAAACTGTTTCGCAGTGCATCCACCAGCTACACCGGACGATACTGGCAAGCTAAAACGTCCGCCGGCGATCTGCTACGTGGATGACTGGATAAAAGGCTTTACTGTCCTGACAGCTTACAAAGCCGGCACGTATCAACCAGGCATGGAGCGGACTCTTGAGGTATCCCCCACAACCGACATAGACACTCTTATAAGCCGCTTGATTGCCGACTACAATACAATCAAGGGTGTAGAGGATAAGCACCCGGAAATCAAGAAATTGACGTTCTCAGAGGTATATAAACAGTTTTATGCGTGGAAGTTCCCAAATGGGACAAAACTGTCATACAGTTCAAAGGAAGCATATCGGACGGCTTACACGAACTGCACCGTTCTGCACAATCGCATATTCGAAGATTTAAAGGCTCCTGATATGCAAAAGGTTATTGATGATTGCAAGCTGAAAAAGCAAAGCCAGATGGCTATTTTAACTCTATTCAAGCAGATGTACAAATATGCGGTTTACTCAGAAATTGTAACGGAAAATAAGGCGTTATATGTCCATGTCAATGCTGATAATGACACCGAACACGGAACACCATTTTCTGATCAGGAGCTACAAACTTTATGGAATAATGCCGACGACCCGGAAGCGCAGCTCATTCTTATTATGTGTTATTCTGGTTGGAGAATTGGCGAAGTGTTAAAACTTACAACCAACCTGGAAGAGAAATACTTTCAAGGCGGAATCAAAACAAAAGCTGGTAAAAATAGAATTGTTCCGATACATCCTGCTGTATACCATTTTGTCGAACAGAAAGTACTGGCACAAGATGGGAAACTATGTGTATATACTCAGCAACATCACAGAAAAGCACTGTTCTATCCTACACTGGAACGTTTAGGAATAGTCGGTAATCCGAAACACACGCCACACGATTGTCGACACACCTTTTCTATGTTGTGTGAAAAATATGGTGTCCGTGAGAACGACCGAAAACGAATGCTCGGCCACTCTTTTGGCGGAGATGTTACAAATGCTGTGTACGGCCACAGGACGTTAGAAGAACTTCGGACAGAAATAGAAAAGATAAAAGTTCCATTTGTGACTAACTGTGACTAACGGAACCCATTTTAATCTTTCTAAGACAACCGAAATATCATTATCGAAATGCCGGAAACCCTATTAAAATCAACGTTTCTAGCGATTTTGCAAGGATTTCCCACATTTCATTTTCATTATTCTAATTTTATTGATTGTGACTAATAAATGAAATTTAGAAGAATGTGCAAATGCCTGTAAATACAGTATTTTGGGCACTATTATATTAGGAAACAATATTTTTGTTTGTGACTAACGTGTGACTAACGATAACAGTCTAAAACTTCCGAAGTGATGCTAAATATGTTTAAAGATAAAACTCCCGGGGTTAATTCCCCGGGACAATCATTTAGAAATTCCTGTGATTCTGGTGAATGTTCCTTTTGGAACAAATTCAAAAACAAACCCTTCTGTCGGATGCGGGATCCGGATGAAGTACCATTTCAACCCTGAACTGTCGGTTTCTGTGTACTTCATTACCTCTACAACTGCACCTTTTTTCAGTTTTGGGAACATCTTTGACGGGCTGTTTTTGTTTGATTTTGTATAACATTTTGTGTCTTTTTTAATCTGCGCAATGTAGGCTCTAGTGTTCTGCTTTTTGGCCGTATCTGAAACTGGTGTTGCATTCTTCACTAAGTTATAGTTTGGAGTGCAGAATTTTGTTCCGGGAAGGTTGCTGTTATAGTAACTTTTTTGGCATACACCACCGCCATTTGCGATAATTGCAGAGCTACTAGAAGTGTTTCCTTCGACTGTCCAGAACCGATCTCCTGATACCTTTATTACGATTCCAGTGTGTGTAAATGTGCCATTTCGATAAAAAATAACAATATCTCCAACTTTTGGATTGCTGTTCAAAGTAAACAAATCTGCCATTGTCGGGCAGTAAACGTATGGCCAGTGTTTTAAAAGCTTCTTTGCTGTGTCTAAGCCGAATGCTTTCATCATGCACCACGAAACAAACGCTGCGCACCATGGCTGTCCTTGGTAATCCGGTTTAATATCTCGCCAGTATTTTGTGTAATTATTTTCTCCGGCATTTGCTGTCTTACTATCAAGCTGACTATTACTTGCCTTTTCAAGATATCCGGTTTCATTCTTTGCGATCTGGATTAATTTATCAATTGCGTTCATGCCTGTTTCCTCGCTTTCTGGAAAATATGTCTTTAATGCGTTATAAACAAATCTCTGCCTGTCCTTATATGTTCCTACCTGATTCCCTGTGTCCGTCTGGCAGGCTGTATAGAGATTATCGAGCGTATATGGTTTCTGAGTCTTTGCCAAAATTCTCGTTACCGCCCCTTGTCCGCCTTGGTGCCTAAAGTTCACACACATAGCTTGCGCTCTAGCATCCGTAACGCCCTGCTTAAGGGCTTCGTCTGCGTAGGTGGCTAATTGTTCATCCATAAGGCTATCTTGGCATTTAACGCCTAAATCGGACGAAATAAGAGCAACTATAGCATCTGCGAGCTGTGATACCCTGGAAATATTAAAACATTCCCAGTTTGCGGTCTGGACCTGCTCCAAAAGTCTGACCTTGTCTATCTTCTCCCACTGTTCCGGGTCAGCATCGTAAATTCGTTCCAGAAGTGTTTTTGCTTCGATTCCGTACCACTGACCTGCCCCGATTGTAATTGCGTGTTCTTCAGAAGAATTGGTGTAAGCTTCTGTGAAGTCCGAATAATCCTGCTGTCCGTAAACCTGTCCACCGGTTTCGACTGCATAAATAATCTTTCTGAGAACTGCTTTTTGTTTATCTGTCATGTAAGAAACCTCCTAGATTTTGCTGTATATATTATGTTTTACTGTAGCAAGCTTGCTTTTTCTACCGTCCCATCCTCATTCAGCACATAACCGTCCTCTTTAAGTTTCTTAATCACCTTTGCGTTCCACAGCTCAGGAACATCCATCCATTTCTTTAATCCGTTGATAACTCTTTCTTCAAAGAATTTAACCATTATTCTCACCTCCAATTGTCGCAACTAATGTAGCCAGTTCATCAAGTGCCGAATCATGTGTTGATACAAGTTCAGCCAGACCATCAATCCCATCACCATTAATTAGAATCTTGCGATTAGATTCTGTATTAAGCATCTGCATGACAAAATCCAACTTTTCAGACATGTCATTCAGTCTGTTTGAAACTCTGTTAATTGCTTTGTAGATATTTGTAATTTCTTTTTTATCCATATGCACCTCCTGTTCTTAGCCATTCGGCTATAAATAATTCGTTAATTTGCTAGGATTTTAGATACATAAGCAAGGGGCAATGCCACCAGTGTTACTGGCACTGTCGGCGTTCGCACCCCCGCCTCTGCCCACACCACAGAAGGAATCGCTGCCGCTAGAGTAAGGCGAACGTGTCCAATACTGGCCAGATACATAGGTACTACTATAACGTGGTTTCTTATATCTGTTTGCAGTCGCATTCTTAAAATACTGATATTGCTTTCCTTCGCCTGCGTAAGAATACGTTACACTGCCAAAAATTTCAATTTCAGACAGTAAAAACGCATAATCATTTGAGATTTTAATCGTACTGCTTCGACTTCCTGCAGATGTCAACTTCTCGACCTGCTTCATCATATTTTGAATATAAGTAGGCAAACATTTCTTGTACACATTATTGCACCACGTACGTCTTACACAGCCTTCCCAACCACCACTATTTGTACTTGAACCGTTTATATAACCACATTCATGTGATGCATTATAGGAGGCGTTATATTCTGTCGTAGTGTCTAAATACAACGTACGTTCTGTCTGAATTGTAATAGCAGCTTTAGTCTTGCCATTGATAGCAGTCACTAAGTCATCATGTTCGATTCCGATAATTACATAAATGTAATCATTCGCTTTGTGCGACTCACTTACGCCCGTTGCAGCCATTGCGTTGTGATGGATTGTTCTCTTGTCACCAACCGCCCAATAATCACCAATGTTGATTTTACCTGCGTAATGTGCTTCAATCATCTTTTCAATTTCCGCATCTGTTCCATCAGCAAATGCGACAATCTTTAAATCCTCTGGCTCTCCGAGGAGTCTGTTTCCTGCATCGTAGTTGTATACGCCATCGGTAGAATATGGGAACAGTGCGAAGTAATATTTCTTGCCATTTGTCAGCCCTGTGACTGTATATCCTGCGGTTTTGTATTTGTCACGAACTGTATTATCAACCACAAGCGTTCCGTCATCTGGGTTTGCAGGATAACCTGTTTTTTTCATTACAAGTTTTGTACCAGCCCATGTAGAGAATGTTGAACCATTGATTACTGTGTTTTCAGGGTCTTGCCACTTGATCGTGACAGATGCGTTTGCGTTCTCAATACTTGGATTGTTTACGGGTTTGGGAGTGACGGTTGTGCCACCGCCTTTTGCGTGGAGTGTTCCGTCTGCATCTATGAATGTTGTCTTGCCATCAGGTTTGACCTTACCAAGAGTTTCGGTTGTAGCAATCGGGACAGTCGCATCACTTCCTTTGTCTCCCTTAGGACCTTTGATGTTTACTGTTTCAGGATTGGCAACTCCATCAGCATTACTCCAGCTCAAATTTCCGTCGGTGTCTACGTCTGGCACGAATGTAGTGCCCTTGTCTCCTTTAGGCCCGGCATCTCCAGTCTCTCCCTTTTCTCCTTGTGGTCCAACATCTCCTTTTGCGCCTGTATCACCTTTCGGCCCGGTAATATTTACTGTCTGGGGGTTTTCAAGTCCTCCGTCATTACTCCAGCTTATATTTCCTTTGCTGTCTACAACAGGAGTAAATGTGATTCCTCGCGCGCCAGTATCTCCCTGCTCACCTTTTGGGCCAACTGGGCCTTGTTCACCTTGCGGCCCAGTATCGCCTTTTAGACCCTGCGCTCCTTGCTCTCCTTTTTCTCCTGGGTCTCCTTTTATGCCCTGCGGCCCTGGGTCACCCTTTGGCCCTTGCGGACCAACTGGTCCCTGTGGACCTTGCGGCCCTTGAATCTTGCCAGCATTGTTCCAATTCGTGCCGTCAAAAACCCACATTTCTCCATTTATTAAATACGCGTCGTTCTTCTCTGCACTCAGGGGGAGGTCTGCCTCAGATTCTTTTGTGCCAAGGATATTAAGAGATGTTCCATCATTTCCTTGCTCACCTTTTTCTCCTCGTGGACCCTGCGGACCCACTGGTCCGACATCTCCTTTATCACCTTTTGGACCCTGCGGCCCTTGAGGCCCTATAATATTTCCAACATTTTCACTATCGCCATCTGAAAATGTTATTGTCAAATTTCCATTTGTGTCGATACTAACCGCCGTGATAGAGATGCCCCTTAGCGATTCTTTCTGCTCAGGTGTCAGCGATTCAAATGCTACGGTGCCATCCACGCCCTTTTCTCCCGGGTCACCTTTATCTCCTTTTTCACCTTTTGGACCCTGTGGACCAGTAGGACCCTCTGCGCCTTTTTCTCCTCGCTCTCCTTTTTCACCTTTGGGTCCTTGTGGACCAACAAATTCTCCGGCATTAACCATCTCTGAAATATCCTCAATGGAACACAACCGTCTTACATCATTAGCTGCAAACGCAATGTATAAGGCTTTACCGGATGGAACGGACGGGTCATTACCAAGGATTGCAACAGGTTCCCCCGGGCGAATTTTTGACGTGTCAAAATCAGTGTACATGCCGCGCCGGAATTGTATAGTATATGTATCAGCCATATTAGACTTACCTCCTTATGAAAGGAAATTGTTTTTTATATAATTCTTTACAGAATCAAGATTTTTCTGTACATCGTCATCCATTACAAGGAAATTGCCTTTATTGTTCTGGCTGATGATACTTCCTGTGTTTTCGTCTACTTCTGAATAGGTGTAAGCAATGCGGCTTCCCTCTCCAGTACTAAGATTCATAAAACTTGTTAAAATTTTTTTCATGATATTTTCCCCATTTCGTCAATAATTTTTTCCCTGTTATTAAGAAGTTCTTTTTCATAATCTGGTTCTGATACTTCAAGGCTTTCACTGTAGTCTGGTTCTGGCATGTCTGTGTCTATTGCCCTGTCGTAGGCTGTTTCGCTTGCGTCAGCAAAACGCATGTGTTCATAGTCAGCCTGCCGCGCTTTGATTTCAAATGCAAATTTAAGCCCCGGAGTACCTTTTACAGTGAAATATGTCTGCTCTTTTTTATCTACCCAACAATCTCCATCTCCTTCCTTTTGTAAAAACACATAATATTCAATCCTTACATTGGTAGATTCTTGGAATATATCATCTATGTCTATCAGGCATGTGCCGTCTTCCGATACGGATGCTTCTCCGATGTCTCCGAACATGGGGGACGCCATTTCATAACAATAAAATGCCTGCGTACCATAGTTTTTTGTTGGAAGGATTCTTTTCTTTGTTCCTCGGACACTTAAATCTGCAAGGTCTGTTCCCGTTCCGATGCTATAGAAATGGCCACTGGCTTCTATATGTGTACCTGCTGTAACTTTTTTTGATGCCGAAACACTGTCTGCCGAAACGCTGCTCGCCGAAACGCTTTTATTAAACGAGGCTGAACTTGCATGTACGGTTCCTGTATAAAGATTGATTCCTCTAATACGCGTTCCATACAATGTCCCGTACCCCGGTACATATATTCCTGTATTCGTCTCTGAATAGATCTCTCCAGTTGAAGCATCTAGCGTTACTTCTCCATACGCGCCACTTGCTGAAAGCTTTTTAATTCCAACTTTCCATCCTGCTAATTCACCTGTGTTAATATAATCGGCATTCATGTACACATTACCATTCGATAGATACAGACCTTTATTACTGCTGTTATCGCTTAACACATCAATAATCTCTTGTTTTGACATTTTCCCTATGTCGAGATCACTAAGTGCATTGTCTGTATAGCGATTCGCATTCGATAACGCTGTCGAAGCTTTATCTTCCGCAACACTATATATTGTGTCGCCGTTTGCTAACACGAATGTATTAGGTCTGAGCGTAACATTTCCGTAGTTATCAATCGCAAATGTTGATACTCCAGAACTGTTTGTAACGTTGATGTTCTTCAGATTAATCAAATCAGCTGAAATCTGTCCGGACTTAATATAGGAAGCATTTATATACAGATGTCCGTTCTGCATATAAATTCCCTCTTGCTTACCGTTATCCGTTAAAGCGTTAAAAACTCTTTCAAAATTGACAATTTTTTCAGCGTCCAGTTCCTGCCAAGCGCCAACAGTTCCAGAAAACATATATACCTGGCTTGTAGAGAAGTTCATGAAAATCGAGCCGTCATGTTTTTTATATTCTTCACTTTTCCACTCAGATGCCGGATAGTTCTGCAATGTTGGTACATACGTGCCATAATAGTTCGGGATAGTCACATTATTTTGAACTGTCCCATCCACAACATCCTTGGCGATCTGTTCAATAGTTCTACTTTTTAGCGTAAAGTTTTCAACTTCTAATGTAACAGCACCTGTGTCGGCATCTACTCTTAATGTCGTATTCCCGTTATTGTCTTTCGCTGTAAATCCTCTCGTGTTAATCCATTCTGATTGGATTCCAATAGCATACAGGATGTTCAGAACAGCATCCCCATTACTGTCAAAGCCTGCTTTCCAAGTCTGACCTCCATCTACTGACAAAAAGAATCCATCGACACCTGTCTTATAAATTACTTTAGAATCAGCAAGTGTAGGCTTGTCGTGACGATATGATACCGTCGAGCCGTCTTCCTGAGCTTCTTCTGTATAGTAGAATCCAAGGGTGTTCGCTGCAAGCTCATTCATTTGCTTGAGCTTTACGTCATATACAGATAGCTTTTTCTCTGCGTCTTTTTTTGCTTGCTCTACCGCTGCCTGCTGCTCACCAATAAACTCGCTTGCATCTTCTTCAGCACTCTTTGCGCTACAGCTCCATGATGTTGAACCGCCGAACACAAACTCTATATCTGTCACAAACGATCTAAAGACACGATTCTTTGTATCAATAAATTCGACCGGATCGCCGAAAGTGGCGTATCCGTTGGCGATTCCGTCGCATGAGAAAGGACGCATTCGCAAACCGATTAATTGATTTCCAATAGCTTCGACTCCTGCCTGTGCATTTCCTGACAATAGCTGATTGTCAATAGTAATCACATAGCCGTCCTGACCCGACATATATTCGGTCTCATCTTCTACGTATTTGACGCCTGTTACAATAACATCGTCTACATCATATTGTAGATTCTGAATCGAAAATAACGCGTGATAATCGTTATTATTTAACGTACCACCATCAATCACAGTCCCTGTTATCCACGGATTAAGCGTGCCACCATCCAGATCATCACCATTTGTCCAATTTTTTACTGCTCCACCATCGTAAATAGCCGTATTGGTAAATGTCTTATCAAACGTAATAATCCTGAGTAAGTCATTTTCGTCGATTCTTGCATTTCCACCGGCTATTCCGGCACACATTCCGATTACTGTACGGTATGTTGCATTAGATGGCGCTTTCTGAATCTGGAAGTCCGCATTTGGGAACATTGCATCTCCAAGAGTGATTCCACATTGCTGACAGCATTCTGAGAGCAGTTCCTTGACTGTACAAGGAAAAGACAGGTTAGAATCATATGTCTTATCAGCGTTGTGCATTTTATCTAAGAGAGAAAGACTTATTTCACTCGCTGTCGCAGGTTTTTTCGATACAATGTAAGTACCTCTTTTTATAGTTTCAATCCTGTCGGATAACTGCACATTGAGAAAGACAACAAACCTTGCAGCGTTAAAGTTATATCCGTCAAAGCGTCCGTCATCATTTACTAATGATAAGCTTGCCGTTTTTTCTATTGCTACACCCACTGGGAAGTCCCCAGAGTCTGCTGAATCTACAAGACTATTTCCAGACAAGTAAAAGTCTTTTTTGCCTAATTTAAGAGTTGTGCCATTTGACAATGTAACATTTGCTGTCACGTAATAATTTCTGTTTGTAAGAGATTCTTTCTTTAACTGAGTAGATACATTTATCAAATCGGCTCAATCCTCCTTACATTGATAGACAAATCTGTCCACTTTTCTTCCCCGTCTTTCAGAGTTTGCGCAGCCATGTTAAAATTTGATGCGTAGAATGTTCTGTCTATCCATCTTCCCGGAACAGTTGGGTCTTTATGGTGGAATGTAAATTGACTTTTGTTAAGTACAGCATTTAGTATGGTTGCTATTTCAGTCCACGTAAGTTCGCCCCATTGCATATCATACCCACCAATCGTTCCCATTGGTGTATTGTGCATGATTAAATCCTGACTTCTTTTAGAGTCTTCCGTAGAAGTGGTTGCGAACACCGGTTTGTAACTATCCGGTGCTCTTATAACAACGTTGTCTATTTTAAATTGTTCCTGCGGCATATTCTTCTCCTTACGCTAACTCAAATGGGTTCTTCCCATTCCGGTTTCTTCTCATTTCAGCTTCACTGATAATAATATCTAACAGTTTTCTGCCAGATGCATTAACTGTAACATTGTAGGTATTTCCGTCTCCCTGTCCTTTTCCTGACTCTTCCCGGACGATCTGCCGTAATAGGCTTTCCGGTGCTTCCAGGTTATTTCCTTTCTTCTGGTCACCTAATACCGCAAGGAATTCGCTTCGTGGTGGAATAACTGCGCCACTGGCCAGATATGGGATAGTTCCGATACGTGGAAATGTTGCATGAAATCCAATAGTCTTTGAACCAAACGGTGTTGGAACAGTCCAAGGCCCAAAGGAAAATGCAGATTCAATTCCACCAATTGCATTATTAATCATCCCAACTGCATTATTAACAATGCTGATTGCCTGATTAATCGGAGCTTTAATGAAATTAACAATACCTTCAAATGCAGATTTGACTGCATCTCTGGCGGCATTAAACTTATTAGTGATAGCATTTTTTATCGCTTCTACTTTATTAGATACGAACGTAGCTACGCTTTCCCATGTTCGGGATGTCTTGTTCTTTACGCTGTCCCATACGCCTACAACTTTAGTTTTAATTGCATTAAATACTGTGCTGGCTGTGGATTTAAGAGAGTTCCAAAGGCCAGAAAGTGTCTTTTTGATTGCGTTCCAGATTGTTGAAGTCAATGCTTTAATCGCATTCCAAGCAGTGCTGATGATGCTCTTTATTATACTCAACGCGCCTTTTGTTACGGTTTTAATTATCTCCCACGCACCTGACACAACATCTTTGATAAAACTCCATGCTCCATCCGCAATCTCTTTTATTCCCTGCCAAGCCAGTTCCCAGTCTCCTGTGAAAACGCCTACAAGGAAATCAATGATTCCGCTCAGAGTGTCTGCTACATCACCAATTATTTTAATTAATGATTTTATGACTTTTATTGCTACGGTGCCTACAACGTTAATTACTTCCGCCATAACTGGAAGCAAATTCGCAATTATCCAGTTAATTAAAGGCACTAACACCGATTCCCACAGAAGTTTCAGGGAATCAATAAGTTTACCGAGGAAAGTCTCTATTTTTAAAATTGCGTCCCCTAATGGTCCCTCTAATAGCCCTTTGATTTGTTCTGCTAGTCCTTGAAAAACAGGAAGAACGTACGTGTTATATCCAGTTATCAGAGTTCCAAATATGCTTGATAGTCCATTTGCTATAGAATCAAAGAGCGGCTTTACGTGTTCATCGTATAACCTTGATATTGCGTCGCTAAGGTTTTGAACAACTGTTAAGACGCCGCTTGTTACGGTTTCTATTACTCCGAGACTACCCTCGATTGCTGACTTTAAAATGTCCTTGTTGTCGATAAAAGGCTGCGCAATCATGTTAAGGATGTCTCTGCCAAGTTTTGCAGCCGTTTCCGTAAGAACCATTCCGATTTCAGCAAAGATTCCGATTAAATCTGCTGTGATCTGTTGCGCAGTTTCTCCACCTAAAACTGAGAAAACATCAGCGAAAGCAACTGCAAGATTTCCTGCGATTTGTGAAATTTCAGCGCCGATGTTGAACATATCTATCAGATAGTTCTTTATTCTTTGCGTGTTCTGCTTTAAAAACTTTTCAATTCCGCCTATAATGTTTTGCGCAATTGTTAATCCGATTCTGGCAAATGAACCGGCAACTTGTCCAATTGCATATGCAAATGAATCAAGAAAATTATTTGCTGTTTTAGTAACTTCTGAATCAGTAAAGATATCCTTTAAAGATTTCCATATGGAATCGAGATCCTTTTTTATTCCGTCAAGAATTGGTTCGTAATCTCCTAATCCATCCCAGAATCCTTTTGCGATTAACTTAGCCAACTGTTTAAATCTGTCGATTATCTTTTTTAGCGGTTTTGACATTTTATCAAGAACTGTCTCACCCTCTGCCAATTTTCCATAATCAACATTTTGTACAGCATCTTTCATCTGATCTGCAAGTCCGCCGGTTGCGCCCGGTACTTTTGACGATGAATCTGTGCTTTTATCCGTTGAGTAATTATTTATTTCGTCAAGAGGACTAAGATATCCTTTTGCCGCCTTAGTAGCTTTCTTAGTTGCATCTGCTGTATCATTTGTCGCATCTGCCAGCTTTTCGGCATTGTTGGCAGCATCTCCATATTGGTCTGCCGTATCAGCTATTGCATCTGTTCCGACAAGACCTGCACCACTTGCGCCTGTCTGGCCAGATGATTTCTTTCCGGTGATTAATTCCGTAAATGACTTGAAGGCATTTGCCAGAGTTGCTAACTTACCGAGCAAGATATTAATAACTCTCAAAACGGGAGTGAAGAGATTGATTAATCCCTGTCCGACTGTTGCCTTGAGAGATTGCAACTGTAACTGCATCACTCTGACCTGGTTCGCCCATGAGTCAGATGTTCGAATGAAATCACCAGATGCGGCAGACAACTGTTTCTGTACAAAAGCCAAGCGGAGAGCCACTTTCTCCTGTTCAGTCATGGCGGATGTGGTTTTACCATAGCCATTTGCCAGCGCGAACTGGTCAAGCGCCGACTGGGTCATTACCACACCGAGGTCCTTGAGCGTTTCCGTTTCTCCCGTAAACACTGATTTCAGCTTGATATAAGCCAAGTCTTGACTAATGTTATAGAATGATGCTACGTCACCAGTCAGCTGCGTCAGAGCTGTTGACATGTCGTAAGCCTGTGCTTCGGAGAAACCGAACGACTTAGACATTGCTCCGAACGTTCCGACATACTGTTTTGCCATGGTTTCTGACAGTCCGGCAGAGGTCATAGCATTCTTTGCAAATTCGTTTACCTTGTCCGACATGGTTGTGAATGTAACATCGACCACGTTCTGCACTTCGGCAAGGTTAGAGCCGAGTTCTACGCATTCCTTACCGAACTGCGTCAGTTTTCCAATCGCAAATGCTCCGCCAATCAGTACGCCTATTTTTTTTACTACGCTGCCAAGTCCGTTAAAAGACTGCCTGATTGCTGATACGCCGTTTTGCACGCCTGATGTGTCCATTCTGGTATCAATAATGACTGAGCCATCAGCAGCCATGTGTCCACCTCCTAACTATTTGAGGTTCAACATCTCATTCAGCTTATCTTTATAAGCTTGCTCCTCGTCGCTGAGACGTGTTTTTATGTCAATTATGTTTTTATTCTCTTGATAGAATTTCTTTTCCCATTTATCGAACTTTTCGCCCTTTGCTTTTTTTGACCGGATTCCAACTACGGTGTTGAACAGGCACTCGCCAGATTCCATAAAGTATCCAAAAAACGTCCACCAGTGCATATAAGGTACTGATCTGATTTCTTTACCAGCAACCTTGTTCACAGCCGGAACGATCATATCTCCATCCTGTTCCCAGTCCATCAAACGGGGTTTGGGCTTGTTCGGGATATCATCGAATTGACCACAATCAATAAACTCGCAAGCTTTCTGACAAGCTTCTGTAAGATGTTCCAGGGGTATGCTTTGCCAGTCCTCAAACAAAATCTGTAACATAACAACAGCTTTCGCCTGTTCGTCCAATTCTGGGTCATTCATGGCGACCAGAATGTCAATAATTACTCGAAAATCCGTTCTGATAGAAAAATCCACCCCACTGATATTTAGTGAGGTGGGCAACTCATAGGCGGTCATTTTGTATACTTCTCCGTGTACTTATTGACCACTTCCTGCATTTTTTTCTTTCTCTTTTCAATCTCTGGAGTAAGTGCTTCATTGATTTTGTCAAGGACGATATAAGCGAATACCTGACCATTTCCAAAAACAGTTGTTGCGGTAATTGGTTCTTTAAATAAATCCTTAGATGCTTCATATCCGAGCATATAATTGATTTTGTCCTCAATCTGCTTATTAATCTCAGCCATCTCTTTGCTGGAAGAAACATTTTTAACAGATTCCTGAGCCTGCTCAAAGAAAGTTTCCAATTCTTCCGCTCTTGCTGCAACGTTAATGTCGGTAGGGTTCAGCTTAAATGAAGAGAACACTTCACCCTGTTTGTTTGTGAATGTGAAAAGAAGAAATCCATCATCAATGTTTGTATTAATTGTTTTTGCCATTTTCTATATCCTCCTAAAAATTATTCGCTGTCAGCTGTAAATGTGCCGGAACTGATATCAAATTTTCCTTTTACTCGTTCGCCGGTATAATTGACGGTAAACGGAATCTGATAGCCGGATGTATCACCGCCGTAGGAAGTCGGCACAACATGACAATCCTGCTTGTATGCTTCGTATTTACCGGCTGTTGCTTCTTTCCAGAGGTGTACTTCAACTGCACTTGTTTTTAGATTATCATCTTTAAGGCGTTCATCTACGATCTGCTGAAGCTTTTCAAACAGGTCTGATGTGGTGTCTGCATAGAACGGATCAGCGTCAGAAGAAGCTTCGTAGCCATTATGTTTAAATGTGGATTCTCCAAGAATATTCTTAGATGTTTCAGTATCCGGGTTGAGGTCAATATTGTACTCTTCCAGATCTTTTCCAAGACGCTCATATTTTGGTGTCAGTCCTCCACAAAGAGAACCAGAATCAATGTAATGAGCCATATATTTACGATCAATTTTTCCTGTTACTGGCATAGAAATGTCCTTTCTGCCTATCATTTTAAAAAGGCTGTGTAGGTTAGCGACTATCTCTAATTGATAGCCGGTTGTTACGTTATATTACTTCATAAGTGTTTTCGTAGCGTACCGATAATGGTAATAACCAATCCTGTACACCACTCTCCTGTGGTTCTAAACCATAGGAATTATCACGGGTGATACGTTTTATCACTCGCCCCTGAGAAAGCTCAGGAAACGCATTTAAACGTGTCTCAGAGCCATTTATGATAACTGGTTCTCGGCATATCCATTTACCGAGATTGTCAAGAAACTTCTGAACAGATAGCTTCTGTCGTTCCTTGTCGGATGCTGTACGGTATACTACATAAAATGGGTACTGGCATACCTGATGCATTGTTCCGCAAACGTCTTCTTTTTCTGAATAAATCAAGGCACCGTTATCTGCCGAGAACGCAATTCCTGATTCCTTGCCAAGTTCCTCAAATTTGATTGTTTCATTTTCATATAGCCCTGGATACTGGTTCAGAAGTGCTTTCATGGCATCTGTCAGAATCTCATATCCAGTTGCATCTTTACCGATAGGTTTATCCGCCATGTCTGCCACCTCCTGCCTGTGCTTTTACTTTGCGAACCCATGTGTCACCATATTGCCGTTTAGCGGCATCAAACCACTTTGCCTGTGCCCGTGGGTGAGCCTGTTTGGTGTATTCAAGATTTTCCTTTGCGGCTGTCCGACCAGAAAACTGACTAACGAGAACTTTCTTTGCTCCACGTCTTGCGTAGGGACTTCCAGTTGCTTCATCAACCATTCCTTTCCCCTCGTACAGAAAACGTCCATAAGGAGCCGCCGCCGCGCATACTTTCCCAGTTCCTTGTAAGGATGTACTCTCAACTCTTGTTCGGTTGATAAAGTCCCCTGTAATCATCGGCATAAACGGCACCATACTGTCCATAACCATTCCATCAAGGAGATACTGGGCTTCTTGATACTGCCTTGAGAACCTGTCCATATTCAGTTTGATTTTCATATCTCCATCGACTATGGAGAATCCTTTGAAATGATGAATTTTACTCATATCACTTACCCAAAATCTCAAAGTGTGGAATCAGTGTGTACGGACCGCCTACACTGGTAACCTTAAACACGTTATCCTTGTTCTCGTTCATGTACTGGTAGAATCCGTTTCGATAATCACCATCAGTTACTGCTCCACCAGTCCATTCACCCTCCCAAAAGAATGATTCGTCCGAGAATGTGATAGTATCTTCCAGAGCATTGTTAATCTGCCTTTTCCACTCCTTCGAAGGCACCCATGGGAGAATCTTGCCATCTTTATCGGTAATGGTTATATCACCGTTCTGAACAGCATAACGAACGTGCAACTGTGCGTTGTCAGTTGCGTCTGGTCCGTACTTTTTAAGGATTGCTCCCTTGTCCGTAATGAGATCAACGCCGGATAGCACGTGAGGATACCAGTACGCATCTCCTGTCGTGGCTGATTCGTAATAGTCAAAAATCGTCACCGTTTTTTCGTACATGATACCCTCTCCTTAATATTATTCTTTCTGCGTTGTCTGCTTAATAATCTGATTCACGCCAGTAGCCGATAATCCGTTAAACATACCGACCGCAACCGCTGTGATATAATCCGTTGCCGGGAAGTCCGGGATAACTCCCATCCCGACAGCTCCGAGAATGCCACCAATAACCGCCATGATCACTGGAATCCATTCATCAGAGATTCTTTTTGATGCTTTACAGCCCATTCCTACGATGTAGCAAATCATAACGATTGCTATACATGAGCCTAATGTTGAAATGTCCATAGCTTAGTCCTCCAGATTCACATTTTCCATAACTGCCCTTGCTTCCAGAACTGCAATATAATCCGTCATTGCTCTTACCTGCATATTGTAAGTACTTCTCGGACAAGTAGGAGTAAATGGGAGTTCTCCTTTATCCCATTTTTCAAGCATATTCGCAAGTTTCTTATATCGAATAACCACCTGCATATACTCTGCCTTAAAGCGTTCCTTGTAATCTGCACTATTCATCATTTCAACAGTCTGTTTTAATTCCATCATTTCTATCACACTCCTGCATACAATATTGGTATTCCATCATCCGTCCTTACTCCCATCAGAAGCGGCAAAGCTGTCTTAAGAAGCAAGTCGTTCGTTTTCTGTGCATCTCCGGCGGCGGCATATACCGCACTCCATTCCTTTGCACTCGCTCCAATCTGCTGAGGTGTGGCGTAGGAAATGGATTCACTGCCGGAGGATACAGAGGTTACTGCACCGGCTTTGATGTTCCCGACATTTGTGTCGGTAAGATTTGTCGAAGCCTGATCGATTGCGTTCTTCTCAGCAAGTTCAATCTGATACATTAATTCAGCTAATGAACAAACTGCCTTTTTGATGCGCTTCTGTGAGCGTTCATTTGTTGGCAGCCCATCCACCAGTCTATCAAACGTCATTGTGTCCACAAAATCACTGGCTCTTTCTGCCAGTCGTGGAAAGTCAGCTTCTGGCACGACATTGCCGAATGATTCTGTATAGAATTTATAATCTGCGTAAGCCATGCCAGTTACCTCCTGTGTTTATGATTTTGCTGTTACGCTCGCACTTCCGGCATTCAGTGCCTTGTATGTTCCATCGCACTCAACTACTGTGATCTTCTGTCCGGTTGCCGCCTTGATGTCAGCTTTTCCGTCCCAAGAAGTCCAGTTCCTGAGGTTCTGTCCATATCCAACAGTTACTGCGTCTGTTGCAACTTTGTATTTGTATACGTTGTTGGAGTTTTCCTTAGCCGGATTTACAGTGATTTTTGTATCACCAGTTACTGTTCCTGCCGCAGATGTTACTGTCAGAGTACCAAGTGTTGGTGTCTCATCAATGGTGATTACTGCGATTGCGTCAATGTACTCCGCAAAAAGAGTAAGTCCCATAACTGCGAACGCTTCGGACACTGCTGTGTGATAGTTGCCCTGAGTGTGGAATCCGATCAGGTTTGTCTCACCAGATACGGTGTATACAAGTCCTGCTCTTGCGAAGTCAGATTCGTTCGGGTCTACATAGTACAGGACAATGTTCTCAACAGGAGTAGCAATAACCTGTCCTCTCGGGATTTCGCTGTCAGACAGTAAAAAGATTGTGTTGAATCCCATAAAATCCTTCATATACTGGAATCCGAACTGGTTCTGAATAGTAATCTCAGCTGCTCCGAGATATTCATATACGTCCAGAATATTCACAAATCCAACAACACCAGTCACATTTCTGTGCATCTGCTTGAATTTGTTTTCTACTCGACCCTTAGCCATTGCCAGAGCCATCTGGAATGTAGTTTCTGTGGAAGTAAGTGTACCGGTTTTCAGATAGTCGTAAAATCTGCCGGTAACATCAGTCTGAAGCTGGAAAAGGAATTCATCATCAGTCATCTGAACGGCGTTCTCATAACCGTGGTCCTTGATTGCTTCGATAGATACAGCCTTTGCGTACTTTTCGATAGTCATTTCCGCATAGGTCTTTTCTTTTACGGTAAACTTGCTGTAAGGGATTTCCTCACCCTCACCAACATTTCCACGCTGTAAAGTACCCTCTGCGTATTTGGACTTGAGTACAGCACCCGGCTGCTTTTTGATAGGTCTCATGATACCCAGAATCTCACGCAAGTGTTCCCAGTTTCTTTCGAATCTGGTAACAAAATCAATCTCACGTGCCGTTACCTGGATATCATTAGTCATAATAAGATTTGTTTTTGCTGGCATAAAAAATCCTTTCTACCCATAATTGTTAAGGTATTGGGTTAGCGGCTATACTCTGGTGTATAGTCGGTGTAAAAATCACTGGAATAACTGGATATTCTGAGCAATTGCAGCCTGTCTCTCGGACGGGTCTTTGATCGCTTCGATATCTTTTTTGGTCATACTTCCCGGTGTCTGCTGCTGTCCAACGTGAGTGGTAAATCTTGCCTGGTTCTGCTGAGCCTGCTGCTGAGATTCGTCCACAAAAGCGGATGCATCAGACTGTTTCATCTGCTCAATCAGATCATTTAATCCGAGAATTTTGCCGTCTTTCAGCTTTAATCCTGCTTCTTTGATGTCTGCCATGACTGATTTCTTTGCCGCTTCGCTGGAAAACTTAACGTCATCGAGTGCCACTTTCAGAGCATCCGAGAAATCACGGTCGTAGATTTTTGCATTGAATTCTTTCTCTGCATCTGCCGCTTTCTGTTTCCAAGTCTCTAACTCGCTTTTAATATTTGCCGGGTCGATACCGTCAAAACTTTTTAAGGTTTCTTCTGCTGTCTCAGCACGTACTTTCCAGTCATCACGTTCTCCCTCGACTTTTGACAGAGTTTTTGCAACTTCCTTTGCATTCTTGTAATTCTCAGAGAGTGCTTTCTTTACATCTGCCTGTTTATCCTCCGGGATTTCAATTCCAAATGATTTTAAAGTGTCAATAAGTTTCTGCATAACATCCTCCTGGTCGTGTTTATTGACCTGCCGCCGCAGGTAAATGGATTAAGCCAGTTAGACCACTGGCAAGGTAATCGGAAAGGCAGGAATCGAACCTGCGACCTCACATTTACAGTGCGATCTACCACTGAGCTACATTCCATGCCGCCTATAACGGCCAACCCTCTAAAAAGAAACTGGGGTGAATTTCACTTCTTTCGCTATAGCGTAAATCCACCTGAGACATAGACCACCTGTATACAAACAGCTTAACTCTAAGCGGATTAAAGCGGAGCGCCCGGAATCGAACCGGAGACCAGAGTGCGACTCTGTCAGTTTTCCACTAGCGTACATTCCACATAACCCGGATTCCCGGGTTAGCAAGGTGTTTAACGTGTCATGCCTGCCACGAGTTGTTTCGGATATTTATTTCTTTTTTAAAAGAAAAGTATGAATAACAAAAACCTTAATCAAGGAGGTGAGCCATCTTGCGTGCCAGATGGCAAATACGCACGACAGGATTCGAACCTGTTCAACTTTCCGTTAAAGCGTGCGTACCAGCTACTAAATTAAAGGAAGGAGGATTAAAACGAAAATGTCAAAAACAACCGTTTTACTTGTGCTTCCTGCTGCACAATTACATTATAACAGATTTCTTTTAACTACCTCTCTACCACTTTTGTGTTTTTAGAGCATATCACGGAGTTTTTCTACGTATCTCTTGACAAGATCACGTTCTTCCCGGCACTCTGCATCCTTGGACATATCACTCATTTCTGTTGTAAGTTCGTCCAGATGTTCTTCCAATGCGGCGAGCATCTTTCTTTTGCAGTCTTCAGACTTGCCGGAACGATAGCTCTGTTTCTGCGTCATGTAATCGTCATAAGCATCTCGCCCATCAGAGCGGCTGTAATGCCCTCTGACATAATGTTCACCCCTTCTGGCATAAGAATTACCCCTGTCGTAATCCGGCATCATTCTGCCATCATTTGAGCTGTATCTCCCCGTGCTGTCACGCTTTCTTCCACGTTCACTGTAATCGTCATTGTATCCGCCACGCATCTCATCAAGGACAGTGTTGTAGTACTCTACTTTCTTATCCCAGTACTGCGTATTCTTGATATCTTTGTACATATCAATCAGTTTGTATGTCATTTCCAAGTTCCCAGTGGTCAGCCCATTATCAGCAATTTTGGACAGCTCGTCTTCGATTCTTGCGCATAAGTCTTTAATATCTCTCATAATCACACCTCCTACGCTTCTCTGGTCACAACAATGTTCGCGTTCGCAACAGAAATAGCCTGATCGCTTGTGTTTTCTACCGCGATATTAACGCAGCATCCGCGAGGCACATCAATATAGATGCCAGAGGACACATTATTGTACTGATTTACTGCTGCCGGTGTGGAAATCATCTGGGAAGAAAGAACCGGCTCACCAGAGATTGCAATTGCCAGAGAAATAGCTCCGACAGTACCGCCTGTTGGAATTGCGATATTACCAGAAAAATCCACGAAGAATCTCGCTTTACACTGGTTAGTCAGTCCTCTTAGAGTGATGATTCCGCTTTCCTCTCTGTGCTGAATGCAGTTAGAACCCTTAACTGCTGTATTTGAAAATACTACGTTTCCATTTGCTGCTACAGTCTGAGCAGCCACATTTGTAAATTCTGCCATAAAAATACTCCTTTCATATCACAAAAGGACAGGTCTCAGCCTGCCCCTCTGTGTAATAACGGCATAAGCCGACATCCGAAATCAATCGAAAGATACTCTCGATATGAAGTTATCAGCAATTGCATCCGGTGTTGCATCCGCATCCACATCCGTAATATGTGTTCGGGTTAGGAACCTGATATGCCGGAATCGGTGCTGGATTGATTGCATTAATGAGCTGCTGTGTCTGAGAAGCCATTGCAGTTGTGAGAAGTGCGCTCTGGCGATCCTGAGATGCAGCACGTCTGAGATCATTATTCTCAGCCTGCAGACTAGAAATCTTTTCATTGCAAAGATAGTCAAGAATGGCTCTTGTTCCTGCATTCTGACTGTCAATAATGTCTCTTGTGTTACTGTTCATTGTGTTCTGCAATGCGCAGGTATTCTGTGCCATATTGTAATTTACGCCCTGAATTGCTTCTCTGGTTTCGCAGCAACAGTTCGCAAGCTGTGCCTGTAAAGCATTGGTATTCTGCATATTAGCCACAGTATCGGCATTAATAGCCTGCTGGATTCCGAAGCCGGTCTGCATGATGTTGGTGTTGATTCCATTGAATCCAGTAAGCATACCGTTATTCATGGCATAAAAGCCATCGCACAGGCCACTGTTGATTCCGTCAAGTTTGCTGATTACTGCGGAGTTATCGAATCCTCTCTGAATGTCCGCCTGAGTAGCTGCTGTGGCTACATATCCGCCGCCGTTGCCATTATTACCCCAGCCGTTGTTCCCCCATCCGAAGAAAGCAAAAATGAATAAAACAATAATCCACCAGCTGCCATCTCCACCAAACATGCCGTCGTTATTTCTACCGTTTCCAGTAGCAGCGGCAATATCTGCTAAGCTATAATTTCCATCCATAATATAATCTCCTTTTTGTGTATTTACATCAATCTGGCCAGATTGTAATGTACTATTTCATTCCTTTCAACATGTGTTGAAACTGTCCTGCCATCTGCTGAACCTGATTAAGCTGCTGCTGAGAAATCTTTCCAGACTGCAACATTTTCTCAACTTCTGCTTTCGGGTCTCCCTTAAAATTCTGTTTAAACTGCATAAACTGCTGCATCATCTGCATTGGCCCGTTTCCCTGTGGCATCCCACCACCGAGGGCATTGAATAATGGATTACTCATCTGCGTTTCCTCCCTTGACTGCTGATTCCTGCACGGTATTAGCCCTAACAGGTTCAGAAAAAGAATTTAATCGGTTTATGATAGCTTCGTATTTACCCTTTAAATCGTCATATTCCTGTCTAGTGACGTACTTACTGTCCATGTTCTGAACAGGCTGTTTAGGCGGCATCTGAGTGCCTACTTCATGATACTCAAACGTCCGTAACGGCTGCGGCATACCGGAAACGTCTGTGGATTTTATAAAGAATTTCTCTGATTCTGAATCCATCAGTAAAACACTTGTCCCGGGTGCTACCAGATAGGATTTTGCGCCAACTTCGCCAGATACCCACAGGATACCATTGTTATTCTGCTGGGGTTGTTGTACTGGTTGAGCTGGCATCTGGACAGGCTGTTGCTGAAATTGGTTCATCTGTCCCGGAACACCAAAACTATATTGATAAGGATTGTTATATAATGCCATCTTATGCACCACCTTTCTGATTATATTTTTGCATAAAAAAAGAACCGGAAACAGTTCGTTTCTGGCTCTAATTAGTGTCCAAAAAGTATCAGCATACTTTAATTATTTTATTATTCACCCTCCGGCTTAATCGCTTCGCCGTAGATATACTCACATTCATCTGTTCAGCACAATATTCGAGCGTATATTCCTTGCATCTCAATCGGAATAGTTTTTCTTCATCCGGTGTAAAATTGCACTCTATCAAGAATCTATCTATATCTTTCTTAGTGAACACATATAATTTCATGAGCATACCCCTTACTAATGCTAACGCTGATTCTGTGCAAGATAATTTGTAAGCTTCTGTTTTGTTTTTTTTAATTCTTCTACATTATTCCCACTGATCTGACTATCCAACATGGTTGATAGCACTTCCAAAATCAATGAATCACGTTCTGCAATTCTCTGAAGGCTTTCATAATCTCGTCTATCATGCTCTTCCAGTGTCTCTACTCGCTTATTAAGTCGGAATGCCGGTGTAATCCACTTAAAGATCACAGCTGCTGCCCCTCCGACAATGGACACCCCTCCGCAGATAGAGAGGAAAATCTGTACAAATTCTGATATGCTCATTTAACTACTCCTTTTCCCAGCAATATACCGGGATTTCATTGCCGGAATCCCATGTATCGAAATATTTGCCATCTTGTACTGTCACTACATGGCCATCTATACAGAGGATATACGTACCTGTCGGATGGTCTGCACAAAAGTCGTTGACTGTATAGATATATCGCTCTGACTGTTCAATCAGTTTGCGCCTGTACCCACGTTTATAGAGATACGCTCCCCAGACATAATTTGCGCTCGGCATATCTGACAGAGCGCACGCCTGTATCATTAATCCGGCGAATACCGTTTCCCAGTCAAAACCGGTTGCCTTGCATATTGCCCGGACAACGCAATCTCCGACTCGATTACCGGCAGGATTCGGATTGAAATATTCCCATCTGTCCATCAGTCAATCCCCTTTGCTGTCTTATACCGTTTCGCCGCTCCTCTAGCTTTTGCGGCGTTCTGGCGGTTCCACTTAGCAATCATAAGTCGGTCTTGCAGTTCCCTCAGGTCATTCTGCTTGCAATAATCTTTGTATGCAGCATTTTGTTTCTGTAAAAGATAAGACTTCCGGTCAAGGTCTTGCTGAAGTGCAAATCTTGTCTGTTCGTCATTACAGTTATCAACCGCCGCTTGCATTCCAAGAACTTCACGCTTCGTTTTGCGGATTCTTCGCTCATAAGTGCGTTGCCGCTGTTCTTTTTCGTACTGTTTGCCTTTGTCAACTTTGTCCTGTGCCGATAGTTCTGCATAAGGATTAAATTCCCCATCACTGGCTCCAAAACTATGCCGACAGTTGACTCCTGACAGTCCGCTTGCCGTTCCATATCCAGTCAATGAGAATGGTGGAAATTTCTTACTCTTGCCAGAACGAGAGTATATCTTGCCTTGCCAAAACGAGTGATTTCCCGGATTCTCGCCGCCGTCACCTGTTCTGGCTCCTATGTGTGCACTGACCAGAACTAAATCCCAGTCCATTTCTTCCATGCGTTTGAGAGATATATCTCCCGTAGCCTGAGCCACACCAGTTCTGACAGAACGTGCAACTGCGGTTTCGATTGTGTCTTTTCTGCCAGATGGATATGTGACAGTGACGCCATCTGATACAACGTTATTAACTGCCTCTTTGATGGCTTGCGTATACCCAACCGCCCCAGTCATCACATGGTTATATGCAAGGTCGCATTGTTCAATATAGAGCCTCTGAGCGGCACTTGCAGTTGTCCGTGTGAAGTTCTTCCACTCGCCCATAGTTGCAAGCATATTTCGTTCCATGAGCCTTATCATAGCTGGAGATTGTTCGAGCGGTACGGGGCTTAATCCTGCCGCCTTATATACCTTATCATCATAGTTCATTGCAGTGATTCCGGCATCTTCAAACGCTTCAAGAAGTTCCTGTTGCTCGCGTTTGGTGTATTTGGATAATTCTGCCAGAATGTCCTCTAACAGTTCACCAGATTCCTGTAGCGTTCTGATTCTCCACGCATCGGCATTGGTCAGAATATAATCTTCACCTCTGCCAATTCTTGCCATCATTCGCGACACGATTTCAGAGATGATATACTGATGCAGTTCTTCTGCAATCTGTTCACTGCCCTCTGTAATTTGCCGTAAATATTCAGGACTAAGTATAATATATCACCTCTTTCGTCAAAAGTCGTGGTGCTAATTAGTTTCCACTTTCGGTTCTTCTTCCTTATTAACATCCATCAACTCATTATACTGTTCCTCAGTAATCCTGCCCGTTGCGAAGAAAATATCAATCTTATTTTTCAAATCATTTGTCAGTCCGTTTCTTTTTTTAAGTTTTAATAATGTTCTATATAACATAATCATACCTCCAATTCTGTTAATGCTACTGCGTACTCTGAATTTACATAGGCTTCTGCTGATTGTATATCCATGTCATAGATATAATCTCGGTTGTCGTTTAACTGCTGTTTTACATAGTCCCAACCGTTTTTCATTGAAATTGGATAATTAAATACTGTATATCCGTCAAGCTGTTCTGAATTGATAGATATATTTGTGACTGGATAATATGTTGCAAGTGCTTTAAATGCGGTGATTTCTTCTGTGGTAAGGTCGGTTTCCTGCGGTTCTGCTAATAACCATTCGGTTTTGTTTACAATAGATTGTGTATTATCTAACTTAGAAGAATCAACCATCTTTACCAACTTCCCATGTTCTGCATCTACATAATCCGCAATATACTGCTGTCCGTCGATTGTGACGTTACCACCTGAACTTACAGGGATTGCGTTGAGTGTGTAAGGGAGAGTGACGGTCTGTTCGTGGTAGGGTTCATAAGTTGTTGTGTTTTCGGATAATTCTATCTGTACTTTATCTTTATCTTCTATTTTAATGTCAAATCTGACATACATTGTCCCAGATGGAACTTGACCATTATTTTTATTAACACTAGAAATGAATTTATAATCTTGATCATATGCACATAATGACATTGAAGCGTTAAATGAAATTTTTTTGCCACTATACGGAAAAGGTATATACTTCTCAGTGGCACAATATTTTCCGCTCAACGATTCATATATCTTACCTGTGTTGGTATCTATCGCCCTGTTTAATATAATTGGGAATTTTTTAGAATCATACAAATTCTTCCCACAAATCTTAATAACAGGGTTTACCACGCTCTTAATCTCAACTGGATTTTCGAGTGAGGGCGTTCCATCCTGTGATGATTTGCCATACAGCATCATATCTTGAATCTTGCCATTGTCGGAATCAGTAATATGAGTTTCACCCTGATTCGATGCATAGAACTTTGTAATTTTGTTGGATAAATCGTCTTTTAGCGAAGCAATGTCCGTCTTGTTCTGCTCGATCTGTTGTGCCTGTTCTGTCGTGGCTCCGGGCTTGACTGGATTCTTTTCAAGGTACTCATTTACTGCGGCTTTGATTTCTTCTGGCGAAATCTCACCGCCTATTCCTTTCAAACATAATTCGTATAAATACTTCTCTTTTCTCGTAATCGGCTTTGGAATTTCGCCTTTATAATCGCCTGTCAAATACGCAAGATACTTTTCTTCCCTTGTTACTGGTTTATCTGCCATCTTTTTACTCCTCTCCAAATAGTGTTGGCTCGTCTGGTTGAGCTTCTTTGACCATTGCTTTCGCATCGCTTTCCGTCATTCCTTCAAACTTCACGAAATACAGCCATGCCGGAACCTTGCCAGTAGTCACATACTGCCACCATCTCGCACGGTCGTTTTCACGCACATACAGGATGTCTCCGAAATCATAATTGACTTCATAAGCTCCAACAGGTGCAAGCCCGTACAGATCAGCGTAAACGTTCAGTGCGTAAATAACTTCGTCCAGACAGAATTCCAGTTTGTCTCGAACATCTTTGATAAACTGGACTGTCCTCTGCTGTTCTGCTTCTACTCCCGTAGCCGTCTGAATGCCGCTAGATTCATTAAATACGAAATATCCGTTGGAGAATCCAATCTTGTACCCTAACTGGCTTAAAAGGGCATTTATGCCGCTTATGCGGGTATCTGTGTTGAGCTGTGGATTGATTTCTTGGTAAAACTCTTTCTCGACCTGCCCGAACACATTCTTGACAAAGTGCGGTAACCTCATCTCGTTCCGTCTGCTCTCCATGCCCTGTGGTGACATAGCTGACACAGGTGTACCACTTGGCGTTAGCAGTCTATCATCTGCCAGAACAATCTTCTGCGAATCAAAAATCTCTCCGGCATTACGGCTGTATGCAATGTCGAGGTCTTTTAACTCTTCGATAGCTTCGGCAAATATTGGCAAACCCAATGGTGCGTTAATATCCACGTTGTTAGCCTGTGGCGTCCGCAGTACTCCGTACAGAGCTCCATCCAGTTTCTCACCGTTCGCTTTGAGTATCGGTGGTGTATCTGCCATTAGGTCAGCCCATTTGGTTTGTTTAAGGTCAATCTTATCTCCGATTGACTGAGGGGATTTTGATACATAAGCTCTGTTGGAAACATAATACGGATAGGTTGTCACTCCGTCCACTGTTGTCTCAATAAACCTGTGATATTCGAGCCTTGTGTAGTATTTTCTACCAACCGTATAAGAGTCTTTGAATATAATCCCTTTGATTTCCTGATTATCGTAATCCACAATCATCACATCTGCCGGAGTAAATACGTCAAGGCTCTCCCCGTTTGGCTTAATGAACACCGTTCCGTAAGCGCATCCATATTCCACCCAGTGCCGAATCTGGAAGTACACCTTGTCAATCTGTTCCTGTAGCCATGTAGCCCTTGCGGAACCATCGATCTGAATACCGATCGCCAGTGTTGCAAGTCTGGCAGTCTCAGAACACACAGATTTAGCAAAATTAATCGTCTTGATATTATTCTTATCATCTAACCATTCCGGCACTCCCCTGTAAATGTTCGCGCACCGGTTAATCAGTGATTCCATCTCTGGAAATTCTGCTGCCTGGATGTTAAAGTCCTCTTCGGCTTGTTTTTTGAATATCATGTTAAACCACCTTTTTAGTGTTGTTATAAGTCCCATTTAATCACCTGAATTAGCTGATTTCAGCACATTTCTGATAAATTCTATGTCTTTATTAAAATTCTTTATATCTTCGTCCTGTATCTCTGCCGGTTTATCATTCCACAATTCTCTTCCAGCTCTTTGCCCTTGGAAGAACTGGAATTTGTCCAGAATTTCCAAACATTTGAATATTTCTTTGCTATTCATTATGCGCTGTACCCCCTTCTGTTAAACAACGGCTCATAAGCATACCTAAGTGCCGAAATTGCATGGTCGTTTCCGTCAGGATAACCACTTATTACATTCCCCTCTTTGTCCCGATCGTACTCATATTCCGTAATTTCCTTGTATGCGTTTGGTGTCCGCTTCGGGTCAATGACTATGGTCTTTGTTTGTAAGAATTTAAAACCATACTCGATACTGCCCGGTCCCTTGATTGCTCCTCTGGCAGGAAGTCCGGCGTCCCGGAAATCATTCACGGACTTAGGCTCCGCAGAATCACATATCATCGTATAATCGTCATAGCCTTTTTTCTTAATCCAATCAGCGGTCTTGGAGTTGCTCCATTTATTTACATACAGCTCGTCAATCAGATATATCTTCTCTCTAGCAGAATCGTAATAAGTTCGGAGATAGCAGAACTGGTCCGGGTACCATCCATAATCTACGCCAGCGAAAATACGGTCCATGCGACTGATTTCTTCATCTGTAATATCTCTAATCTCCAGATATTCAAATACGTTTCCACCGTCTCCATTCGGAACACCCAGATATTCATGTTCATAGGCTTCTGGATTAATTTCTTTCAGATGTGCTGCATCGTCAATAAACTTCTGTCCGAGCCACTCCGACGGGGCTTCCAGATAACTCGAATGATGAATAACTCTTTTCGGGTTAGGTATGAGCTTAATCCTGTTTACCCAGTTTGATTTTGATTTTGGTGGGTTATATGATGAAAAATCATATGATTCATCGCCACCACGAAGCACTGACTGATTAACAGAACGTTCCTGAGCATCTCCCTTCATTTGATCTTTTTCTTCCTTCCAGAGGATTCCGATATATCCAAATTCCGGCTTAATGGATTTCAGTTTGGTTTCATCGTCCAGACCACGGAAGTATATTGTCTGTCCAGTCTTTATATACTTGATCTCAAGTGGCGAAACCTTGCATTCAAATTCTTCCATCAGTCCCAGTTCGTTGATAGCCCATTTCATGTTAGCGTATACAGAATCTTTCAGAGTACCGGCCACCTGTCTTGTAATGCAGGCGTGCATCTGAGGATTATTCTTGATAAGCTCAACAATCTTAAAAGCTACGAATGAGGATTTTAGACCACCTCGACCGCCCTCGAATACATATTCAATATTGGGCTTAATCTGTCGGTTAATGTCCACGAATGCCTTACCAAGTACTCTGGCAGGAAGTTCATATTTGCTTTCGTCTGATTTTGATACAGCTACCAACTGTTCCCATTTGTCTACTGCCTGCATATTTCCTTTGATAGCTTTATCGTATACAGCAGCTACAATACAAGCATTGTTGTTTGCATCCTCATCAGATATTCCCATCTTTGTGAGCTTCTTCTTTGCGACAGTCGGGGCGGGATTCTCAGCTATCATTTTTGCTAATTCAGAAAGGGTCTTTTTTTGACGGCGTACTTCTCCCGACTTAATACCGCCTTTTTTAGTTATTTCTCGGAGTTCGCTCGGAGTTCGTTCAGAATTCGGTATTAAATTTTTCTCATTTGCCATCCTATCAACATCCAATCATATCCTTTCTGAATTCAAAAAAAATCCCCAGTATAGCAGTTATATATAAATATAATACCACACTGGGGAGATTTAGCTCTCTACCACTTTTATAAATTTTTAAGTTTTTTAAAGTCTACCAATCAGTTTGGCTAAATGATAATATTCCGCCATGACCTTGCGTTTGTATCCGTAGAAGTCATTTTCTGTCGCAGGAACCGTCCTGATCTTCTCCATTGTCCGATAGCCGATGCTGTTCACGATACTGTCATAGATTTGTGATTCAATGCCGGGTGCATATTTGATAGATACCTGTAACAGATTGTATTTATCGCTTTCACTAAGATTCCGCAAGTGACTTTGTAATGTCGGTATATCATCCGGCGGTACTCCGTAATCAATCAGTGTTGCCTTTCTTAACTTCATTTATTTCACCTTCTTCATTCAAGTTCCAGTCACATGGCATGCCTCGAAAACATTCTGGACAGTGTTCGTAGAATCCGCAGCCTTTGCAATCCGCTGGCTGTCCAGTACAATATTGCCGTAGTACGTGGTATGCTGATATAGCAAGATTTGGCGTTATGTCTGGTGTAGGTTTATTATTCATTTCTCCATCTCCTCCAACTTCTTCTCAGCATCTTCGCGGGTGAGGAATATAGATTCTCCAAAATCACATTCTCTAAAGTATGCCGCAATAAAACTATTCGTTACTTTTGCATAAATTCTGAATTGTTCTCCAGACGCATAATAAGATACGCTTGATAAAAAAGATTCATATACTTCATATTCCGCATCTCCATCATATTCATCATAACCAAACACATTAATTGGCGATGTTACCACCCAAACCGTGTCTCCAACCTTACACGGTAATCTCACAAGCAAGCCCTGTTCTTCTAAGTCTTCATAAACAGCAAGTTTCGTAAGAATTTTATCCGCAAACGGTTTTAATAATCCATCCGTAATTTCTTCTTTTGCAACTCCTGTACCATCAACATTTCTTTCTCTTTCTGTTAATCTCTCCATCTACTTCACCTCTTATCGCTTGCTTTTTATCGCTCATTTTCATCGCTTGTTTTTGTAATTTCTCTCAAGCAGGCATTCCAACCGTCGGCAAATAAGTTTTTCTGCACTTCGTAATTGCTCACGGGTGCAGTTGTACTTTTCTTCTCTGGTAACAGCTTCAATGGACACCAATCAGGTCTTGATTTGCTTTCGTAATCATAATGTTCTTCTGTTATCAGAATTTCAACGCAGTCTAAACAGTCAGCTAATTCACAATAACCCACATATTCAAGTTCGCCGCAGTATGAAGTTCCGAACGGGCAATCATAGCAATTCTCTGGTGTATCTATTACTAATACTGATTTACTCACTCGCTTCACTTCCTCTCAGCATCAGGCTTAAAGTATTATACCCCGGGCAAGTTCTGACCCCGTTTCTGGTATCTCTCAACAATACACAATATGGATATAATGCTATGACCTCATAGACGTGTTCCGTGATGTCCTCGCCACGCTGGTCGATGTATTTGAAGCACTTTCCCGGTCTAAGGAAGTACCTTGCGCATACATACGCTTTTGTTCCAAATCTTACACTTGCGCTACTCATTCAACTCCACCACCTTTCACGATTTTAATAGCATAGTCTATAGCTCTATTCCATTCCAAGTCCTCATCATTGGAAACAACACGAAACCTGTTCATAAGTGTTTCCACAACCTTGTCCACATCAAAAGCTGCCAGCTGTTCATTGACGCAATCAATAAACTCTTTCTGGTCGGAACTAATGCTTGTCCCGATCTCCCAAGTTTTAATGTATTTAATTAATTCGTCCGCATCTATTAAGCGCATTTTTTTATTCCTCCATAAATACTTTACAATGGCACTTGCAATCTCCTCGAAGATATCTTCCGCCACTTTCCATATTGACGTCACAATCATGATATTCTCCATAGATACTGCGTTTACAGTCCGTACAGTACACAGCTTGCTTAATCTCTTTGTAACATTTCTCAGACATATTTCTGATTCTTTTCAGATCATCATCTGATTTTTCTTTGATTTCCTCAGTGGTAGTAATCCCTGCTCTTAACAGTATGTTGTATGTTCTTGTTGTTATTGCTAAGCCTAATTCGTCAATTTTCATATTCTTCGCACTCCTCCGCATATTCATAGCTGTCCATATCATCGCATCTGTACTGGCAAGAATCCTGTTTGGTACAGCAAATACAGCACTCTGTTTCGTCATCCGGGCAGTATAATTTACAATATCCCATTAATCCAGTCACCTTCCTTTTCGAAGTAAATGTATCTGCTGTTTTTCTTGACCGGCTCAGAAGTATTAATGCGATACTTTAACTTAAGGCAAGCCTTCCAAGACTTTAAATCTTTCAATCTGACCTTGAATCTGGTGTATATTTTGCCGTCTTTTTTGAAAATTGACATTTCCATGCTTAATCCTCCTTATATGGTTCTGGAAGTGGCTTCCATGCCGTGACGCCTTCACAGTTTAAATGCCACGAACCGTCTATACAATACCCAGTACGAACGAATGTCGTTCCCCTTCTGGTCTTGCATGATACAAGAACCGTCGTATCACCTTCCGGCAGTCTCTCACTGACCGAAATCCAACCATTTTCTTTCTCACCATCTATATTTTCGATGAAATCCATAATTTTAAGCCCGAACTCATATACAGTTCCCTCGAAAGGTCTTCCGTAAGGATTTATTGTTCTTTTTATGTAATTGTAAATTTTACTTTTGCCGCTCATGCTTCCACCTCCGAATCTTCTGGCATCTGAAAGATAGCAAATCCATCTGTTTTTTCTTTAAATTCGTGAAGATAACTTACACTGAAATTCAACATGATTTGATATTCACTATAAGCTTCCTGAATCATATCCAGTACTTTCATGGCTTTTGCTTTGGTGGAATATTCTCCGAGCAAGCAACACCATCCCATATCTCTTCTTGCGCTTATTACTCCACCCGAAACTTCGATATCGGGTAAAAATTCAAATGCAACTAAAACTTCCTTATTCTGACTTCTGATTAACATTTTTCATCCTCACTTTCTCATATAATTCAAAATATTCTTCCAATGTTTCTGGCAGTTTGATACAATCTGGCTCATAAGGTTTTGGATATACAGTATATCCGCACTTCGGGCATTTGATTTGTGGTGTAAAGTCCATGCTCCATTCCATGTTTCCACCACATTTTCTGCAACGAATGTATCTTTCTACTTTCTTTGGCTTCATTTTGAAAAATGAAGTGTAATTATTATTTTTCATTTCCATCCTCACTTTCCCCATGTGAGTAACTGACACGCTATTGTGCAGTCCTCCATGATTTCCTATCCAAATGCTACCTGTCCGTTATTCTGCATGTCTTTTTATTTCTCCTGAAAAGCTTAATTCAATTCCCAGTTCTTCCTTGATAGCCTGCACATAATCAATCCATTCAGCTAAGCCCTGGTCGATATAGTCTGAAGCTTTGTCCATGCCTGCCATGAACTTCTGGCATCTTTTCTGACCAAATCCAAATTCATCATGCAGAACAGCTATCGCCATGATCACGCAGCATTCAGATACAAGCTGCTTGATCTTCTCAGATGCTTTGTCCAGGTCCTTTCTTGCCAGGGAAGTATGTATTCCTGTTACTCCCCTGAATCTGCATTCCTTTTCGAGGGCTTCAAGGCCGCCCTCTCTGGTGATTCGTCTAGCAAGGTCAAGACCATCTTCCCTGCCACGTTCATATTCACGCATTTTGTTCATTTCTTCACCTTTCCGAACCCGTATCCTGTCGGAGCATAGGCTCTATCAGTACTTGGGTGTGCTGTTTTAAGCAACCCATCATCAATAAGCTGGTTTAAATGTCTCCAGATGGTAGCTCTGCTTGCGTCTACCTTCTCGCAAATCTCGCTGACCGACGGTGCATATCCAACCAGTTTAATATAACTGACGATATACATATATATTTCTTTTCTGAGAGCCTGTCCCTGTTCGTATCTATTCTTTGTGTTGTACGGCATTTTGATTCTCCTTTTCCAATTCTTTTGCCTTATTAAACATCTTGGAAAGATAATTCGAATAAGCAACAAGCATGTGATCTACAAATCCATTTTTGTTATATTTTTCAGATACAACATGGATCTGTTCAACTACCTGCTGCCAGTATTCATCTTTTGCCTCAATTCCGGCAGTCTGGAGGACCAGTGCCGGAAAGTCAATCTGTAAAAACTTTATGGTGTTCGGTATCTGCTCATGCGTCACTCTCATACTTACGCACCTTCTTCTACCTCAAAACTCTGTTCAAGAAGTCGCTCGTTATCCTTGCTAAACGCCTTTATATAGCTCTGTTTTATCGGTCTGATAAAATGTATGCCGTTAGCTGATTTAGCCCGGGAAACAGCCACATAGAACTGTCCAGGATCCCAACAGCAAGGGTCAATGTTGATTTTTTCAAATGTCTGTCCCTGTGATTTATGAATGCTGATTGCCCAGGCAAGTTTTACCGGGAACTGAGAGAAAGAGCCTACTTTCTTACGGACAATCTTCTCTTTCACGATCTTCCGACCATCCTTTTCTTGTTCGGATTCCTCAATAACCTGTTTCTCAATGTCTTTATTGTATCTATATAAGCTAACTGTTTTGCCCTTATCAGTCTTGATAACCAGATAAGATTCTTCAAATTCTCCGTTTTCCACAATTTTCTGAATGATGCCAATCGTTCCATTAACGTAGTTTCCAGACAAATCATTGACTGTAATCATCACTTTTGCACCGATGTTAAGAATTAAGTCCTCTCTGGCAAATGCAATGTTCTTAATATCGGCAGATGTTAGCTCGCCGTCAACTGCTGCATGAAACACTTTTTCGGTCTTTTTATCCAACTTGCCAAGGAAAGTATTGTTAATTCTGTCAGCTTCTGCATTAGTGCCAACCAAGAACGGCGCTTCCGGTATAACTTTGTCTGATTCGTTGTTCTCCAGATATGCAATGGATTTTCTAATATTGTTGCCATATTTAATATCATTCAGCACATACTTAAATCCCTCATCATTCTGCCTGCATACCTCATCAAGTTTGATATATTCAAATCCCATTTCTTTCCAGTATTCAGACATGAAAGCATATCCATGTTCATACTTTCCACCCTTTCCATAATCAGATCCATACATCCGACAGAGAATTTTTCGATCGTCTGTCGTAATAACTGGCGGAAGCTGGTAGAAATCACCTATCACGATTAACTGAATGTCTTCTTTGTCCTCTCCGATCAGAAGTCTGTCAACTGCTCTCTCTTCATTCTCCGTGATAATTGTCTTTGCAATCATATTGAACAAATCGAACCGGCACATGCTGATTTCATCAATGATAAGAACATCTGCTTCTTTCAGAAGTTCAGCTCTGGATTTCACCTTTTTCTTATAGTCCTCAAATTTAATTGAAATATTCAATGCTCGGTGTACGGTAGTTGCCCCATATCCGATATTATCCGCTGCAATTCCAGTAGTGGCGGATACCAGAATATTTTTACCAGCTTTTTCCGCCTCATCGATGAACGTTTGGATAACCGTTGTCTTGCCTGTTCCTGCGTCACCTGTCAGAAAAACATTACTGCCAGACAGCATTGTATCTAATGCATATCTTTGCTTTTTATTGAGATCGTCTTTTTTCATTTTGTAACCACTCCTTGTAATAATTATGTTAACTGAATATTTTTGCAATATTCAGTTAATTTTGTTATAATAAATCTAATTGCATATACTTTTTAATTTTGTAACCCGTGTGTAACCGGCTTTTTTAATCCACTGGTTACGCCACAAACCCTTATTTTATGTGGGCTTCAGAGGTGTGTAACCGTGTAACCAATGTAACCAAGGTTTTTATATAGGAGAATCACTAGAGTATATGTTTTTTATACACTCTCAAACTTTCTCCTATAGGATGTTTTTTTTCGTGTTACAACGGTTACATGGTTACAAATTACGAAAACGGAACATTTGTTTCGGCATCAGCTGGCAGAAAACCAGTTTCAATAACCTCATTTTCTTGCTCGTTTTCAAGACTTTTTATATCAACAATCTTTACCGCAATAAGCCTCATTACACTTCCACCGTCTCTTTTTAGTACCGTATCTCTTTTTCCTGTGTGCTTGATTAACTCTCGATTAATCGCCCAGGCCGAAAAGGCTTTTCTGGAGAATCCATTGTTCTTCAAAAGGTTTTCAAGAGGTTTCGGATAAAAATATACATATACATCTCCATATTCATCTGGCGTTTCCTTGAATCCCCACTGATCACAGCTAAATTGCGCATCAAAGTGCTGTCCGTACACTGAGAGACTTTCAAGAATGAATTCATAGCATCTCTGACCTTCTGATACATCTTTCTTGCGTGTAGGTATGTCTACAACGTCCTCGACCGTCAGCTCACGTCCATCCTTAAATATGAAATCTGTAGCTAATTTGTCAGCCAGCAGAAGTGTAGATATTGCCATTACCTGCTTTGCTGGAAAGTCATATCCGTCAAAACCTTTCTCAATTTCGGCTTTCATTTCTTTCAGATCATCCGATGTGAACTGTTTGAGATTTCCAACGAACACTCTTCCAGCAAAGCCGTAGTTCTTCACGACAATGCCGTTAATCTCTGCTGGATTCTCGTAAATATCCTCACAACATTCAATTTCAATAATTCTGTTGATAGCTCCGCCGGAATCTGCAAATTCCGAAATAGGGTTCTCACCGTTGCAAATAGTCACATTACTCCATGTATTTTCCTTAGCTGCTCCGAGGTCCTTATTTGAACGTGCTTTTCCTTTGCCAGAACAGAGATTGTAAATCAATGTTTCGTAGTTATCCCGGATATACTGAGAAGCATTCTTCGAGTCGTCCAGAATCATCGGAAAGTTATTGAGCATATCTGCCCTTGTCTCCAATGATGTATCTGTTGAACGAAAATTCCCAACGTAGGCTCCCGGTGCCGGATTCCCCCAAACCGATGCCGCTATATTGATTGTTACCGTCTTTCCGCCTCCTGTCTGCCCATAGAAATCTACGATGAACGGTAGCGCATCAAGCGGCTGTATAAGAACACTCGCAAAAGATGCTGCCAGTGCTATTCGCGGTTCCAATCGTCCGCATGATCGTAGCTGCTTAGCCAGAGTCACCCACTTGAAGTAGTCTCCACTTTCCTGTATACTTTGGAATAGCGTTTTAAAGCGGTATTCACCGTCAAAAACGATTGAAAGGTCGTAAGGGACAAATGTATTACCATGCCACCCCAGTTTGCTTGTAGAGTGCTGTATGTCGATCATATCGGCATTGTACATTTCAACATCCGCCAGATACTTTACGAGAAGCCTTGCATTCTCTGAGTTGACCTGCACCCCGAACCTTGCAAGATTAGTTATTGCCCTGGAAGTCACAATGTCAATTTTTGGAACAGTTATTTCTGTCCAATATCCATCCCTTTTAAAAGCCACCGTGATCTGTTCCTCTCCTGTCTCGATGTTTTTTAGACGACGTATCGGCATGATCGGGTGGTGACATACAAGTTCTCTTGCCTTAGATGTTTCAGAGGAAAATATTCCGTTCTCTGTAGCTATCCAGCTACCACAAGCCATGTTAGGATATTCCTTATCAACAGAATCAGGATAAAAGTTTGTGATGTTTTCAACTAACTGCATAGAACGATTTACTTTTTCTTCTTTTTCCTTTTCCTGTTCTGCTTTCTGGAATTCCTTTATGAACTCTTCTGCTATATGCTTCGCTTTCACACTTTTTGCCCGGTCCATCAGCTTAAACTTGATTTCTGAGCGGTCAATTTTACTTTTTACTGAAAAAAGCTCTTCATACAACTGCTTTTCCATAAAGTCTTGTGCCTGTAAGTTTTCAATATTTTCAAGAATTTTTCTCACCTCCTGACTTAGCTGATAACATTTCGTATCTGCTTTTTTCTTTCTCAAGATTAAACTGGCACATATACCACTCTTCTGAATCAGGAGGGAACGTTTTTAGTGCTGTTTCGTACATAAGTATGTTCTTTTCTACCTGCTCAATCTCATTAGGATCCTGAACAGGGTTGTGTTTTTTTGATTTAATATCTCGCATTTCATGTCTGATCTGGTTGCGGCTTTTACCTTTTTTTGATATATAAGTGCCACCCAGCTCAATAAACGCCGTACTAAAAGGGACGGATTCGTATTGCATCACAAAATCAAACACATCACCGCCAGTTCCACAGCCGAAACAGTAAAAGGAATCATCGTAGATTTTGCAGGACGCTGACTTTTCCTTGTGAAAAGGGCAACATATAAATCCTGCTCTATTCGGCCTTAGCCCGTACCTGGAGAGAATTTCTGGCATTTTTACTGACTGTTTGATTTCTCCCTTAGTCATGACAGCAGCTCCACGATCCGCCGCCCAGTTTCTTCTTTCGTGCAGAATTCAAATCGGACTCCGTATCTATCTCTGATTGTGCAGAGAGATTTATACAACTGGCAGCCATCAACAGCCTTGTCAGAGATTACAGTCTTTACTTTTTTGCCGTTTATCGTCCTCCAGATAACTTTGTGTTTCCTTGGGTTCTCCCAAAAATACACATCGCCAACTGATTTAATATCTGGTCCATGCTCACATAGGATAATCAGCTGAATACCGGCTTCACGTGCCCTGATAAGTTCTGCCTTGAATCTTTCATGTTGTTGACAGACATTTCCACAAAGCTCTTGTAAATCCTTCTTACGGTCAATACAGAGCTTTGCGTTGTCAAGCGACTGATAATCTCCACAATATAACTTTGATCTGAAATACTGCACTCCAAGGTCATCAAACTGTTTTTGAATCCGTTCCCATTCCTTTTTGTGTTCTCTTGTGTCTGCTTGTATAACCATTAAAAACACATCCTTTTAATTGAACGGAAGGACATCATCTGCCACGCTGTCTGGAATACTCATAAAGTCCGTACCTGACGGATTTGCTCCCATGATAGCTTCTTCTTTCAGATGATCGTCATAGGCTTTTGTGGTACGCTCTTCTGGGATATCTGCATCCTTAATTCCCTCAATACTTCGGAACCATGCAAGCTTGTGACGTTTTACTTCTTTGTTATCGTACCAGTCTTTTTCAAGACGGAAGATTCCACCGATCAGCTTTCCTTTAAACTGCTGCCCGAAGTTATCGCCCCACTTAACGGCAAATCCCGGATTTGATTTTTCTACGCATGTGATAAATGTTTTAAGGTTACGGACACCATAATCTACACCCTCATCAATAACCATGTAATTAGTACCTGCATTCGGATATTTCTTGTCTGGACGGATATCGTTCTCAAACTGTTTCATGAAATAGCCGGCCTGTTCGTCTCCTTCTGCGAAATCAAACAAGATAACGAGCATATCGAGTCCACCCTGTGTTTTTTTCTCTGATATCTGCTTAATTACCATCTTATGACCACCAAGCTTAATTGGTTCAAATTCTCCTGCTGCCTGTGTAGTATCGTAATTATTTGGTTTCTGCATTGTCTGTTCCTCCTAATTCATAATAATCTCTGATAACCTTGTCAACTTCTGCAAGGTCGTTATCAATAGTTAAACTGTCAAACATCCCGATCGGGGACTTACTTACCGCTCCCTGACTGGACTGAGTGACAAATAAGTGCTTTCCACTCTCTTCGATGCATCGAAGAACGATGGTAAACATGCCCTCGATGCAAACTTTTTCGTCCAGAAGCTTACCAATTGTCTTAGGCTTTACTTCCCCGGAGTCATCTTTTTCCTCATGCATCATAAGGTAAACAATTTTATTCTGCGGTACTTTTGTTACAATGAACTGGATAAGATTCCAGAAATAGTCTCCAATATCATTGTACAGAGCGAACACTGCATTGCCTTTTCCGGCAGAAGCGTGTCCCTTCATGAAATGATTCGTAATAAGATATCCTGCATCATCAATCACAATTGACTCCGCTTTTGATGCGATCAGACACTTCATTACCTGTTGGTAATCATCTGTAAACCATCCGTCAATCTTTCCTTTAAACGGAAGCGGTTTATTCAATACTCTAATAAGATTCCAATGTTCATTCTGGCAGTTTCTAAGACTGGTGCTCTTGCCAGAACCAGATTTTCCAATAATTAATACGGGTGTTGCCATTACTATTCCTCCTTGTCATAAACCACATGCTTGCTGCCCTCAACAATCAGCAAACTCGCGATATCCTTCATAGAAATGGTTGATTCGTTATAGATTTCAACCAGTGCGTTGTATGCTTCTGGCGAAACTTTCACGACCGGGTTGTCCTTATCAGTTGCTGGCTGTTTCTTTCTTGCCGGAATACGGATTTCAAATTCACTCACTGATACTTTCCTCCTTATATGATTTCTGAGCCGTTAAAAGCCCATTTAAGGCTTGTACGTAACTTGCCAATGTTCTTGCCTTGTATGATTCTTCAATGGGATTATCCGGGACTGTGGCAAGCTGTATATCAATCAATCTCAGAACCTCATTAATTCTCTCATCCATGTTCACACCACCTTGAAAAAGCAGTACAGGTTATCCGAAGCGTCCCCGGACTTCTCTCCATCAATATCTTCAGCTTTGTGGTACTCCACATGGTCTAGAGACATGTCACAGTTCTCATAGTCCAGAATGTAATCACCTCTGGACTGAAGCTCTCTGAGCAGTTCGTTGATACATCCTGCTATCTCCAGGCTGGGAAGAAGTTTCATAATCGCTATTTGCTTACTCATTTGGACACTTCCCATCTATCAGAAGTTCCAACAAGAAAGCTTTGATTATTCTGAGACTTTCACGACTTTCTTTCTCATAAAATGGGTTAAAAGATACGTTTTGGTACAAATCCCATTTAAATTTGTCTTTGAGAAGGAGAACATCTTCTTCCCTTTTAACCCCTCTTACTCCCAAACCGTAGCCCGAAAAATCAAAGGTGATATTTGCTGCCGGAACTTCGTTCACAACTCTTTTACAAAGTTCATAAATTTCATCAATCTCTTTCTCAAACATCTTCTTATCCTCCTTATTTCTTACCAGTCTGCTTTCATCTGGCGTACCGCCCATGTTGCCGAGATACCGAAAAAGATGTTCAGCCAGATAGGCACATCCACATATTTCCCGGCAAGCATACAAACAGCAATTAGCATATACTCTTTCATTTTATTTCATTTCTCCTGCAATCCACGCAAGGTTGCTTGCCACCAGTGCGGCGACTGTCACAATCCATGCAGTGAACCATCTTTTTGACTTTTTCTTGCTTTCTTCGACAATTTCAGTCGCAAGTGCTACTTCGATATCAGCCCATGTTGGCTGATTTTCGTTTTTAATTTCACTCATATCTAGCTAATTTCTCCTTATTTTTTCTTATTTGTCTTTACAATTAGCAGATAGAGAACTATAATGTATCTATCCACTAAGGCATTTTAGTGGTGCAAAGCTCCGGGGTGGAGGTTTCGGCTCCCTCCGGGGCACTCACTTATTGAGAGCCTCTTTGCCTTTCCAGACATGACCAGTTACTTCATAAACCTTTCTGGGACTTATGATATATGTGATTCGGCCACCGGAAAGGTTTTTTGCTGGCTTGTTATTCTGCACAGCCACACCGATTGGCAACCACCCGTACACAATCCCTGCCCGGATTGCTGTAATAGGAAGCCCGATCAATTGACTTGCATCGGCTACGGTCATACTCTCTGAAGAGAACTCCGGCATCTGCGGAATGCCTGATATGATTCTCGCAACCTCTGCGGCGAACTGATGAATTTCCACATTTTTTTTGATGTAAGTATCAACTTCGCTCATTTCATGCTCCTTTCATATTTGTTTTTATGAATTTTTTTACCTTTGATTTCTTCTTT